CCTTTCGTTACAAAAAAAATAAAAATCCTTGATTTTTTGGAAAATAACCCTTTTTTGGCTTAAAAACAACGAAAAACCGACGAAAATGTTTCAAAAAGGCAATTTTTTTGAGAGAGGGTTTCAATAATGACGTTTGGAGCGATCAAATGCGAGTTTATGAAATCAAAATTGACAATATAATCCCTTACGAAAACAACCCACGGCATAATGACGAAGCGGTGGAGTACGTAAAGAACAGTATTAAAGAGTTCGGTTTCAAAGTGCCTATTGTAATTGACAAAAACAACGTCATTGTTACGGGTCACACCCGGTACAAGGCTTGTAAGGAGTTAGGGATTGAGAAAATCCCGTGCATACGTGCCGATGATCTCACGGACGAACAAATAAAAGCGTTCCGTGTAGCTGATAATTCGGTATCGGACGTTGCAACGTGGGATTTTGACAAGTTGGAAATCGAGTTGCAGGATTTAGACATTGATTTCAAAGATTTTGCGCTTGATATAGACCAATTCAACCATGAATCCGAGGAAGAAGAGGAAGAGGGCTATTACGGCGACGAACGGGAGCGCACGAACAATGCCTATAATTTGGGTTTGATAGATTATGAGAATCTCACAAACGATTTTTGGCAAATGCCCATAATTAGAAACGATCATGTTATACCGTCGGATTTAATCGGGTTCAATTATGCGAAAACAAGCAAGAACAAAAATTGCGGTATTCACTTTTTCCTTGATGATTACCAATTTGAGAGAGTTTGGAACGACCCGGAAAAGTACATTGACATATTATTCGAGTATGATTGCATTTTATCCCCGGATTTTTCGCTTTATATGGACATGACAATGCCGATTAAGATTTGGAACGTTTACCGTTCCCGGCAGATAGGCGCATTTTATCAAAGCCGTGGAATAAAGGTTATTCCCACTATATCGTGGGCAGAAAAAGAAACGTTTAAGTTCTGTTTTCAAGGCATACCCAAGGGAAGTGTAGTTGCAGTTTCCACAATCGGAGTTAAGGAAAACAAAGAAGCCTTGCAAATATGGCATGACGGCATGGAAGAAATGATTAAACAGATTGAGCCGGAAACGATCATTGTTTACGGTGGCAAACTTGATTTTGATTACGGCAAAATTAAAGTCGTTTATTTTGAAAACAAGGTCACGGAGAAGTGGAGCGGTAAAACGGAGGTTTAACAATGGGAGGACGTGGAGCAATCAGCGGAGCAGGTGGCAGCGGGGGCGGTGCAGGAATTAAAAGCACTTATTCTTTAACCGATTACGAGGGTAGAGATATGGGGCGACTTGTTGAAACCAATAACGGATTATTTTTTCAAAGTTCAACCGGGAGAATAAGCGAATTGCCACCAGAAACCACGTTACAAGGTTATTTGGATAGGGTTACGCAAACGGGGGGAACAACCCATAAAATGACACAAAAAGAATTAAAAGCAGAAGCAAAGAAGAACGCAGATTACAGAAAAGAAATTGACGCATTTTTAGATAAAGAAACGGCAAACAATAAGAGTTTGTCGAAAGGGTCAAAAATGAGTGCCAAAGGAAATAGAGCAAATAGGAGGAGGTAAGCCATGCTTGAATTAGATTTACAGTTATTCGGCGGTCGTGGTTCGTCAAGTGGTGGCGGTGGATTGCCCACCTTACACCCGAGCGGTGGCAGCGGAGCAGGTGGCGAGTGGTCAAAAGGTTTAGGTATGCAGAACATTGACACGCTAAAAGAAGCGTTAGGAAGTAAAGGGAGGTCAATGTCAATCGAAACCGCAGTAAGAGGGGCAAACCCTTATTATGACCCAACGGGAACATATAAAGAATTTACCGAGAATTGCCAAAGAGCCGTTGTTGCTTATGAAGCAAGGCGCAGGGGTTACGATGTAGTAGCACAACCGACATTTAAGGGCGATACATTACCACAAGCGAACGTAAACGGTAAGGGTAATGATCGTTGGCAAGGAGCTTTCCAAAATGCCAAAAATGAAAAGGTCGGAGGACGTACCGCAGACCAAGCATTGAAAAATGTTGAAAGCAAAATGCAGGAATACGGAAACGGTTCGAGGGCGGTTTTAGGTGTTCAATGGAAAAATGGCGGTGGTCACGTTTTGAACGTTGAGCGCAAGAACGGAAAAACACAATATGTTGACGCACAAGTAGGCGGTAAATACACGGCAAAAGAATTATTTAGTAAGATTAAGCCCGGCAGCGCAACTTTAGTAAGAACGGATAATCTTAAATTTTCAGACCGTGCGAAAAAATCAGTAGAAACAAGTGGTAGAAGATAAGGAGGGTAAAATATGACATATAACGAAGCATACGTAAAAGCAAAGGAAGTTAAGGAAAACATTGATAATTGCACGGAGCATGAAAACGGTTTTATTTTTGGTTGTTCCGATGATGATAAATATATAGGCGGTGGCGGTCATGTTCCCGTTGTTGTCCTTAAAGATTCCGGGAACGTTGTTAATTTGCCTTATTTCCTCACACATGGCGCAGGAAAAGAAATTCGGAGTTTTAAGATTGCCCCGGACGGAACAATAAAAGAATAATGAGGTGTAGTATATGGCGAAATTATCATTAAATCAGCAAGCGCAGGAAATTATGAAGATTGCCGAGGAAAGCGGAGTACAAAGCAATTTCTTTTTCCTTACCACGTTCAAACGGTATCAAGTGCAGCTTAACATATTATCGGAGCTTGAAAAGACGTTAAAAGAAGAGGGTATGCTTGTTTCTAAAGAATACGTAAAAGGGCGAAAAAACCTATATAGCAATCCGGCGGTTGCAGAGTACAACAAAACCACGGATAGCGCAAATAAGACCGTTGCAACGCTTATGCGGATTTTACGCAATTTTAACGTGGACGATTCGAGCGAAAATGACGAAGATCCTCTTATGCGTATTATAAATGGCGGTGGAGAGAGTGACGAAGAATAAAGCCTATGAGTTTTGTAAAAAGTCCATAAGGAAAAAGACAACCCCGAAATACGTTAAAATTCAAATGAAAGAATTTATGCGGATTTGTGAGGGCAAGGACAAGAAATATATCATAAGCGAAAAGAAGTTAAAGCAGCTTGAAAACATTCTCAAAATATTAAATATGCCTAAAGGATTGAAAGCAGGGCAACCGCTTTATGATTGTACGGTAGGGTATCAATGGCTTTTCTATGTAGCAATCCTATGTACCGTTTACCGGGATAACACGAAAAAGCGAAGATATGAAACGGGAGTTTTGGAGATTTGCAGAAAAAACTTTAAGACTTACACCATAGCAACCATTTTTATTTTGCTTTTCTTAACAGAGCCGAAATTTTCAAAGTTTTATTCGGTAGCCCCGGACGGTTCACTTTCAAGGGAGATCAGAGAAGCAATAGCCGAAACAATCCGTAGTTCCCCGTTGGTTTATGAGTACAAAGATACAAAGCGTTTTAAGATATTACGTGATTACATCATGTTTAAGCCAACGCAAACGCAATATATACCGCTTTCCTATTCCACAAGCAGAATGGACGGTAAGTTACCGAACGCATTTTGCGCCGATGAAGTAGGAGCGTTGCCCATATCATATCCCATTGAAGCAATGCGAAGCGGTCAGTTGAATATATTAAACAAATTAGGGTTTATTATATCCACAAAATATCCAACTATTGACAATCCGTTCGAGGACGAAATAAAATATTCTAAAAGAGTATTGGACGGATTGGAAAAAGACGAAACAACGTTTTCCCTTTTGTATGAGCCGGACGACGTGAAGAATTGGGAAACGGAAGATTTAATATTGCAGCAGGCAAACCCGGTTGCGTTGGAAATCCCCGAAATTTGGGAGGATTTATTAAAGAAACGGGCAAAGGCAATCGCAGTAGAAAGCGCAAGGGAAAATTTTGTCACAAAACATTGTAATATCATTTACCAAGGTGTCGGAACGGAAACTTACATTGATGTAAACGACGTTCAAGCGTGTAAGGTGGCAAATATTGATTGGACGGGTCGTGTAGTCTATGTTGGGCTTGACTTATCCGAAACAAACGACAATACAAGCGTATCAATGGTTACGGTTGATGATGATAACAACATACTTGCGGATTCGTTCGCATTTATTCCCGAGGGAAGAATTGAGGAAAAGCAGGCAAGCGAAAAGGTAAATTACCGGGAGCTTGTTAAAACCGATAAAGTCATTGCTTGCGGAGATCGTGTAATTGACTATGCCGTGGTTGAGGATTTTATTTTAAGTTTAGAGGAAAAATACGGGGTACAAATACAAGCGATTGGGTACGACCGTTGGAACGCTTTAAGCACGGCACAAAAACTTGAAAAAGCCGGACATAACCTTGTAGAGATACGGCAACATTCAAGCGTATTACACCCACCAACGAAGTTACTAAAAGAAAAGATTTTGAACAAAGAGTTTCAGTATGAAAACAATACCTTGTTAGAGGTCAACTTTCAGAACGCACGGTGCGTTTACGATACAAATAAAAATCAGTACGTCAATAAGAAGAAATCAAAAGGCAAAGTTGATATGGTAGTAAGTTTAATAAATGCAACTTACCTATTAGAGCAAGATTGTTTCTTAAATCAAGCAGATTTTACGGTGCAAGTTTTTTGAAAGGAGTAAACAAATGGATAGTAAAAAATTTGTTGAAATGGCAAAAAAAGCGGTAGTTGATTATTTCAATGAACAATCCGAAATCACGGATAAAAACGGTAAAATTTCCGAAAATGATGTATATGTTGTATGGCTATGTAAGGCTTTACAAAATAACAAGGCATTGTTGAGTACAACCGTTTCGGACGGTATGTATTACGAGGTTACATACAACGGCGACAAAAACGAAATGTATGTTGACGCATACAAAAAGTGGAAAAATTTTACCGTTCAAGTATAGTGGAGGTTTCCCATGAGTAAATTTACGGATTGGCTTTTCGGTGTAGAAAAAAGAGATACGGAAACACCAACGGTTGAGCCACAAGTTGACGATGTTTTATTAAAAGCATTGTTAAACAATGAAACCATAACAAGGGAAAAGGCTTTAACTCTCCCGGCAGTAAGCGGAGCGGTTGATTTTATTTGCAATTCCGTTGCTGCAATGCCCGTCAAATTATACAAGTATAAGAGCGGTAAGGTTGATGAAGTCGAGGGCGACGAACGGGTAAAAATGCTTAATGGAGATACGGGCGACAAGTTAGACGGCTTTCAGATGAAAAAAGCAATGGTTGAGGATTACCTTTTAGGTAAGGGCGGTTATTGCTATATTCGCAGAAACCGAAACGATGTTACCGGGCTTTTCTATGTTGAGGAAAGATATATTGAGATCATGAAAGTTTATGAGCCGATTTACAAGGATTATACGATTCTTGTTATGGGCGCAGAGTACAAGCCTTATGAGTTTATCAAGCTATTAAGGAATACCAAGGACGGAGCAAGCGGAATAGGCTTAACCGTGGAAATTTCGAAAGAGCTTGAAACGGCTTACCAAACTATGTTGTATCAATTAGGCATGGTTAAGAACGGCGGTAACAAAAAGGGCTTTTTGAAATCTCAAAGGAAGTTAGGACAAGAAGAAATCAACATATTAAAGCAGGCATGGAGCAATCTTTACAAGAACAACGAGGAAAATGTAGTTGTCCTCAATAACGGGTTGGAGTTCCAAGAAGCAAGTAACACGTCGGTTGAAATGCAGCTTAACGAAAGCAAGAAAACCTTACAAGATGAAATCAACAATTTGTTTCATATTTCCGATAATTTCGATTTAACTTTCAAACTTGCAATCTATCCCATTGTTAAAGCGTTCGAAACCGCACTTAACCGGGATTTGTTGCTTGAAAAGGAAAAGAAAAACCACTTTTTCGAGTTCGATATAAAAGAGATCATTCGTGCGTCACTTTCGGAGCGGTACAACGCATATAAAACCGCAAAAGAAACGGGATTTATGACGTTAAACGAAATCCGAAGAGCCGAAAACTTGAATTATATCGAGGGATTGGACGTAATAAACGTTGGATTGGGTGCGGTTCTTTACGATACACAGACGAAAAAATATTACACCCCGAACACGGACACAACCGCAAATTTAACGACCGACGAAAACATAGAAAAGGTGCTTGAAGATAAAGAGTTAGACCAAGCGTTTGAAGAAAGCGGAAATAGCAGCGAGGGATAAAGGAGGGATAAAAAATGCAGGTCAGAATTAGGAACGATAGCGTAGAAATTGAGGGCTATGTCAACGCTATTGAACGGAAAAGCAAGCCGTTAAAAACACGTATCGGGGAATTTGTCGAACGTATCAAGCAGGGCGCATTTAAGAGGGCTATTGAGCGTAACGACAATATCCGATTACTTCTAAATCACGATTGGAGCAAGGATTTAGGCGGTACGAAAGACGGTAATTTGGAATTGATCGAGGACAACATCGGATTACGGGCAAGGGCGACAATCAACGACCCCGATGTAGTTCGAAAAGCCCGTAACGGGGATTTGGTCGGTTGGTCATTCGGATTTACAGATCGTGACGTTGACAAGCACGAAGAAAACGGCATAGTAACCCGTGATGTAAACGATTTGGATTTATTCGAGGTTTCCCTATTGGATAGGACAAAGAAGCCGGCATACGACGGAACACTTGTTACGGTTCGTTCCGATGATGAAATCCAATTTCACGGCGAAGCGTGCATTAC